AGCCGGACTGTGTGAGGGTGATGGGCTCAGTCCCCGCCACACTGTAACGGAAGGGCTGGCAGGAGAAGCTGACGGTGAACACACCGATGCGGTTGAGCTGATCCTCGATGTCCAGGCTCCCGGAATACACCGCCTTTCGTGTGTAGAGGGTATCATAGCTGTCGGACAGGGTGTGGTAGGCGTTCTGCTCCCCATAGAGCCAGGCCTCCTTGACCTTGGTGATCTTCTCCGCCAGTTCGGCGATGGACTTGGCGGGCAGGAACACGGAATAGGTCACCTGCACATTGGGGTAGCGGCCATTGGGCAGGATGAGGTCGCCGTTTCTGCCGGGGATGGACTGGAAGGTCACATCGTACTCCGGGGCAGAAAACACATTCTTGCTCTCAATGCGAAGCCCCATGTCCAGGGACGAAACCCCGTTATACACAAAATAGTTCATGCGAAGACCACCCCTTTCCGCTTGGCAAACTGGCCGGCGGTCACCATGATCTCATTGGTGAGCTGCCGGATGTCCTCATTGGTATAGTTGTTGAAGGTGCCGATGTTCAGCTGCAGGACGAAGCCGCTCTTCCCAGCGCCGCCGGAAACAGCGGAGGCCATGGCGTTTTCCATGCTGCCCTTCACGGAGAAATCTGTGGGCAGCGCCGTGGTCATATCCTTGGCGAGGTCCTGCATGACCCCGTTGATGTCCTTGCTCATGCCCTCGGCGGCTTTCACCGCCTGACCGCCGTTGTCCACAATGGAACCGGCAAGGCCCTCCACCAGCATTTCGCCCACCCAGGCCATTTCTTTGGAAGGCGAGTTGATGCCGAAGAAGCCCAGGATACCGTCCCAGATGCCGGAGATCCAGCCGGACACTTTGTCCCAGATCCATCCGGCCAGTGACTGGATGCCCTGCCACAGGCCGCGCACCAGGTTGGCGCCCACCTCGGCGATCTTGGAAACGCCCTGACCGAGGGCCGAAACGATCCCCGTGATGATCTGCGGGATTGCCTTCACGATCTCCGCAATGATGGTCGGGAGATTCGCAATCAGGGATACCAGCAGCTCCACACCGGCCTGGATGATTTGAGGGATGCTGTTGATAAGAGCGTTTACGATGCCGGTGATGATCTGCGGGATAGCCGCTACAATGGTAGTAATGATCTGGGGCAGCGCCTGGATGAGCGACACCAGCAGGTCGATGCCCGCCTGGATGATCTGCGGAATGGAGTTCAAAACGGCTGTGATAATGCCTTCGATGATCTGGGGAATAGCCGCGACTATGGCGGCGATGATGTCCGGCAGAGCCGCCACCAGCGAGGTCAGAAGCTGGATGCCTGTCTCAATGATCTGGGGGATGGCGTCCAGCAGGAAGGTCACGATGCCGTTGATGATCTCCGGCAGGGCCGCGATAAGCACCGGCAGGGCGTTGAGGATGCCCTGGGCCAGTCCCGTAACCAGCTGCAAAGCCGCGTCCAGGATGAGGGGCAGATTGGCGATAAGGGTCTGGCAGATCTGCACCACCATCTGCACAATGGTGGGAACCAGCTGGGGCAGTGCGGAAGCGATGCCGGAAGCCAGGGTTGCCACCACCTGCATTGCCGCCTGTAAAAGCTGTGGCGCCAGCTCGGTCAGACTGGTGACGAGCTGGAGAACAATGGACAGGGCGGCTGCGGCCAGTTTGGGCAGCGCGTTCACAATGCCGGTGACAAGGGTGGCGATGATATTCACCCCGGCTTCCAGCAGTACCGGAAGGCTGGCGAGGATGGCTTCCCCGATGACCGGCACAATGGTGGAGAGCTTCTCCATTAACACAGACACCAGGCCGGAGATGCCCTCGGCAAAAGTCTCGGCAGCTACGGCGGTGCCGTTCAGCACGCCCTGCAACCCCTCGCCCATGAGGGACACGAAGGGAATCATGGCGGTAAGAACATCCGCCGCCATGGTCTTCAGCGTGGTCATGATGGGTTCCGCAATGGCGCCCAGCTGGGCGTAGGCGTCTGTAAGGAGCGCCTGGGCACGCTGGGCTTCCATCACATCCCCATTGAGGGTTTTGTAGTTTTCCGCCGCTTCCTGGTACAGGCCGTTGAGGGTATCGGTGATGAGCGCGGCGCGTTCCTGCTCGGAACTGCAGCCATCCAGCGCCGACTGGAAGGCCTCCTCATTGACCCCTGCCCAGTTGAGGGCGTCCGCCAGCTGGCCGGTGATGGTGCCGGTCTTGGCGGTCTCATTGGCGGCTTCGGTCAAACCTTCAATGGGAAGGCTGTCCCCGAAGGTGGCCCACACGCCGGCGGCGATATCCGTCCACTGCGCCAGCTCTTCCTCGGTGGAGCAGAGCTTGGCGAGGTGGTTGACTGCTTCCACGCTGCGGTCCTCTTCGCCCAGGATGGCATAAAAGCCGGTGTAGGCTTCGCCGGCTTGTTCCGCCGTAAACCCGGCGGTGGTGAAGGCTGCGTCCAGCTTGGCATGATCCTCCCGGTATTTCCGTGTGGATTCCGCCAGGTCGAGGAAACTCTTGGTCAGCCCGGCGAGGGCGGCGCCGGCGGCGGCAACAGCGGCACCCGCCGTGACCGCCAGGCCTTTGAGGACGGAGCCGACCTTCTCCAGCTTGCCGGAAGCCTTATCGGTCTTGTCAGCGGCGTCATCGATCTCATCCCCGAACTTGTCCGTCTGCTGGGCTGCATCCCGCATCTCATCGCCCATGGAATCGATGGCCCTCTGGTTCTGGTCAAGCTCCCGCTCCATGTTGTTCAGAGAGGCCTGGGCATTGTTGAGCTGGATCTGCCACTGCTGGGTGCGCCGGTCGTTCTCCCCGAAAGAGGTGGAAGCGTTCTCCAGCGCCTTGCGCAGGGTCTCGATTTTCTTCTTCTGGGTATCGATCTCCTTGCCCAGCACCTGATTCCGGGCGGTGAGGGCTTCCACGGAATCATCGTTTTTGTCAAACTGGGACTGTACGACCTTCATTTCGGAGCCGAGGACCTTGAAGGACTGGTTGATGTCCGCCAGCGCCTTCTTGAATTCCTTTTCGCCCTCCAGCCCGATTTTCAGGCCAAAGTTATCCGCCATCCGTGGTCACCTCCTTCAAAATGGCATAAAAAAAGCCCGGATTACTCCAGGCAAAAGAAAAGAGCCGATGACTCGACTCTTTCCAAAACTCGATTCAGTTTCCTTGCATTTTTCGGAGCTGGGCGTCAATATCCCGCCCGCCGTACATGACGCAGAGCACCGTGACGGTTTTTACCTGGTGGTTTGGGATGTAGAACACCAGGTAATTGTCCACCGGCATGACCCGGAGGTTGCGGCTGCTCCATGGCTCTCGGTCGTAGACCCGGAACCGCTCCGGCATCTCATCCAGCTTGAGGATGTTCTCCTCCAAGCGGTCCAGCTGGCCATTGGCGTTTTGCTCCGACTGAAGCTCCACCGCGATATAGCGGTAGATTTCCCGCAGGTCGTGCTTTGCTTCCGGGGTCAGCGTCACCTCATAGCTCATACGCCCAGTTCTCCACGCAGCTCGTCAAACGCCTGCTTTGCAGGGATGACTTGCCCGGCCTTCATCTGGGCATAGCCCTTCTCCAGTTCCGTATCCATCTGTTCTGCCGTCATACGGCTGACGTCCAGCGGATGCTCCGGGAGCTTTACCTCGAAGGGCAGTCCCCGCTGGAGGATGACCTGCTTGTAGAACATGGTGATGGCATTGGACGCCGGGATGCCCAGGGCGCTGAGGATGGCTTCTGCCTGTTCCTTGACCTCCGGCTCAATGCGCGCATACAGATTTGCCGACTTTGCCATATCCAAGACTCCTTTCGGGATTTATGGTTTCTTCCTCGTCTCCATTGTACTCTGTTGTGCGGACAAAAGCAATACATTATTCAAATCCCGTAGGGAATCACATCGTCAATGGTCAGCTCCCGCTTGGGCTTCGCCAGGCCGAGGAACTGCTTGTGGCACTCCCACAGATCCAGCAGCAGGCCAAAGGGCAGGAGCATGGTTTGCTCCGGAGTAAAGCCCAGCTGGGCGGTGCCGTAATAGAAAAGCCGGGTAAACAGCTCGGCGTCTGTTACCCGACTTGCGCGTTTTTTGAGTCCATCTCGCTTTCGATATTCCGCTTGGTGCCCTTATACATGGCTTCCATGATGGCTTCCTTGTACCCCGCCAGCTCGAAGGGAGAGGTCAGCAGCTCCACGGCGTCCTGGGTCAGCGGCTCCTTTTTGTCCTCCGGGTGCTGGAGGTTGTGGATCAGCACGCTCTGATTGGCCAGCAGGGTGATAAGCCAGATGATCTCATCAAGCGCCATCTCAAAGTTCTCGGACTTCATCAGCCTGTCGCCCAGGTTCTCCAAACCGCCGTAGCGTCCGGCGATCTCCTTGGTGGCACGGGTGGTGAGTACCAGCTCATACTCCTTACCGCCGATGGTGATGGCGGCGCTTCGCTCCTTGCTCATGGGTCAGCCCTCCTTACGCGGTTTCCAACGTGCTGTAGTCCGGCTCATACACCTCTTCGTACCAGCCGGAGATGGTGGCAGGCAGCACGCCGGTATCGTCCTCGGACACCTCTGCCTTCCAGGGGTGCTTGCCCTGACCGTCCACCTTGTTGCGGCGGGTCACAGTGCCTTCGATGGAAGGGGTGGAAAATTCAATGCTCTCACCCTTGGTGGTGAGGTTGGTGGCGGGGATGCCGAACTTCACCCGGTAGAGCCAGAAGTAACGGTACTTGCCGTTGGCCTTCTTGGCGCGGAAGCCCACAGCCACAGGGGTGCCGCCGTCCTCACTGGTGGAAACCAGCACCTTATTTCCGTCAATGGTGGCGCCGGTCAAGTCT